TGATGATAAATCAAAACCGAAAGATCCATTATACTTTTCTGCTAATTTCTGAGCTAGGTCAAAAGCTCGCTCTTGATCATGCGTTCCATCATTAGGTAATCGTCTAAAAAGATCGAACAGCCAGTTGTGAAGAGGTTGCAATAGTGATTGTGTAAACACATCCACCATAGCAAAAACTCTTAACTTTCCAGCTGCTTCCTCTTTAAAGGCCAATTGGCCCATCAATACTCCGTTTTCTTTTCCATGAAAAGGTACGTAATTTACTGAAGGGTTTTCCCTAGTAACTTCCTGTATTCTCTCGAACATAGCTCCCAGTTTCGCGGAATTAGTTAGCTGGATATATTTAGTAATTGGATCTTTCATTCATAAAGAAAGATTAATCAAATCATTAAATAAACCAGTTCAACTGACTTTACTACTAGGAGAAGCCTTTTGAATACATAGTATTCTACGAGCTTCTAATTTACTGGAGTCAAAATGATCAACAAAACTTGTCAAAAGTCTTTTGGCGTTAAGCCACAAGAATTTTTGAAAATCGTGTATAGCATTTTGGTCTCCGGTAAAAGGATCAGTAATAGTATTCAATTTTGATTTAATCTCTCCTTGAAGAACTCTGTAAAGAGAACTTAAAGAGAGTCAATACCGAATTACTGTTAAAGATCCCCTTACTATGGCAGATCTATCCCCTAATTTAATAATTAGTGGAAGACCGCTTCTAGTAAGCCTAGGTAAAGGAAGGTCAGGTTCTATCTCTCTTAGTGATGAGAAAGGAGAACCTGCTATCTTCTTCTGGATGGCTAATTGTGTCGCCTTTAAGAACTTAATAACATACATATCTCCGTGATGTTTTCTTAATTTAATAAGATACATCGCAAAGTTATGTAAAGAACGTAAGCGATTGGTGTCTTTAGTTCGCAAGAACGATAGGAATGCAAAACGCATCCCTATAGTTCTAAGAACTAACTTCAGATGTTTTTCATCTGAAAGTTTGACCATAGATCCTGCCTCATAAATATCTTTATACAATTTTAAATTACTAAAAAAGCTAGTAGACGAAAGTTTATTAGTTTTCATAGTATTTATTAATTTGCACCGAAGTGCCTTCTCCCTTTGGAATCGAACCATTGGAGGTTATATAAATTTAATTTATAATTTTCATTGGCTACCCTGACCTGGGAACTGTTCATTAACAATTTCGTTAGTTAACTAGATTTTCATCTCAGTCCATAGTGAGTCGGCGCATGGTTCCTATAAATATTGCTGGATATCTACCTTAAAATTGTATATACACCCACTAGATAACGTTAATCTCTACTAAGAGAATTGACTTATCTACAAGGGTGGAATATAACTAAGAATATGATATTTTAGTTTCCATTTATACGTGTAAAGCAAAATTATGAGAGTTGGACCTATTCCCGCTGTTCTCTCTAACGAGAGGACGGCAGGCCATAAGGTACCACCCGCTTATTATCCTTACGTTATAAGGAGCTTAATAAGCTATCAATTTTGTCCATTATTATCGTAAAGTAAGAAGACTAACATACTACTGTTAGACACTCCAATACAAACCCAATGGGGTCTTTGATTAAAGACCTGGAAGGGTAGGCAGTGAT